TTGGCTTCAGCTGTGATGTTGTGTGCTACAGCAAACCAAACTGTCCAAGTGCGTGAGTAGTCCTCACCTGTTTGTCCTTTATACGATTCAAGCAATTCCAGACCTTGGCCACTTGCACCAAAAACCTTCACTACTCGTCCTTCTACTTTTACCTGTGCCATGTGATTCTCTTTTCTTCTATGGTTAGCTCGGTCAAATAAGTCTAAGGCTACCCACCGACAATGTGCGCAGGATTCACACAATCCCGATGCCCACAAACACGAACCCCAGGCACAACCAACCTGCCCTCAGAATCAATCGGCTGCAAATCATCATTCAAAGCACCCTGATGGGGAGTACAACGCAACTTCCCATACTGAATCGTGGTAGCAGGCTTCACACGACAGCTAATACATTTAAGGTCTTTGCGACCTCGCTTCTCAGCATTAACCACCCACTTAAAACCACAACGGCAACACTCAACCTGATTATCTTGCATAAGGCACAACCCCAACCCTGCTCCTAGTACCATCAAACACACTGTCAAAACTCCCGACAGCCCCATGCCTATTCTTCACAACATCCATCGTAATCAACGACTTCGCACCAAACGCCAACCGATCAGGATGCGTGCCAGCCAAAATCGCTGTATCCCTCGCAACATCAAGATCAGACTGCTTACGCGACAACATCACAATCACATCAGCGTCCTGCTCAATCTGACCCGAATCACGCAAATCAGAAGCATTAGGCCGATCATCAGGCTTATTATCAACCCTACGATTCAACTGAGCCAAAGCAACAACAGCCACCCCAAACTCCTTAGCCAAATTCTTCAAATCAATGCTAATCTGCGAAACCTTCTCATAAGCAGAAGCCTTAGGGTTAGCGGCCTGAATCAACTGCAAATAATCCACCACAACAACCTGAACATCACGCTTAGCCTTCACCCCAAGCAGATACGAACGTAGCTGAGCAACAGTCTGCCCACCCTTATCAGCAACAAGCAAACGATTATCAACACGCGAAATCAACTGCCCAACAGCCCTACGCTGATCCGAAGTCAACTCACCCTTCTCCAACAAACTCAAATCAATATCCAACTCACCTGCAACAACACGCTTCAACAAATCCGTCTTATCCATCTCCAAAGAGAAAAACAAAACATCCAAGTCACGCGCAATCTCCCACGCCAACTGCAAACCAACCACCGTCTTACCAACCCCAGGCCTAGCACCAAAAACATAAAGCCTGCTCTGCTTCAAGCCCACAATCAAACTATTCAAACCCTCAAAACAAGTCTTAATCAAAGCCTTCGGAGAGATAACATCATTCAACATCATCTGCAAATCCCACGCCAAATGCGGTATCTCAACAGCCTGAACAACCTTCAACTGATCCAACTTCGCACGCATAACATCAATACGAACCTGAACATCCCCAACACCCGACTGAGCCTGCAACGCCAACAACTGCAGCTGACGGTCAACACTAGACTCCAAAACCTTAGAAACATAAAACGGCAGGTGAGCTGGAGCAAACGCAACCTGCAACGAATCCAAAACCCTCTGCCGGACTACAGGCTCAGCAATACGCTCCAACACCAACCAAACATCCAACAAACCCTTCTCAGCGTAAACAGCCTGCATCACACCAAAGGCCTGCCTAAACCAAGGCGAATCAAAATCATCAGGAACAAGCTGAACATCACGAAACGAGATACCCCTACTTTCAAGCAAGCAACCAACCACAAGCTCCTCAAAATCAATACTCGAAGTCATCATATTTCCCTTTCAGCCTGCGAAGCAGCCTTGTCCAAACACGCCCACCAACGAGCAACACGAATCTCATCGGTATAGGCAGAAGTGCAATCGTAGCTCCCAGCAAACGAAGAAAGCAAATCCGACACCTGCAACGGCGACAAAACCCCTGCAACCCGATCACACGAACGCAACATAAAAGGCGAAGCAAAGTTGGCATTAAAAACAAGTTCCTGCTTAATACTGTTTCCTTCTGTTTTACTACTGTTTAGGGGGGTGATATTCAAGGGGTATTTACCGTGAGTTTCAAGGGGTATTTCCTGCGAGTTTCGGGGTGAGTTTCGGGGTGAAACTAAGGGGGTATTTTTATCCAAACCAGGCAACAAAATGACATAACGGTTGGCACGCTTAGACCGATCAGAACCCTTCACCCAATCCAGCTCACCCAAAGCCTTCAAACGCCTAAGGCTGCGATCGACAGTGTCAACATTGCATCTCAACAGCTCAGCAAGGGTTTCACGCGTGGCATACATTCCCTTAGGCTGGCGAAACTTGACCAAAGCCAACAGGATAAGCAAATCATTGCCGGAAGCCTGACTGTTCTGCCAGACAGACTCATAATCCTCAAACTTATATCGTCTCTTCATTCTTGTTTGTCCGTTTCTCTAATTTGCCGTCCACCATCTCAAATGTGTCACCATCAGCCCAGTCCACGCCAACAACCTCAACAACATTGTTCAAACCCAAGCCACCGTAACCACTGAACAAGCTGCCAACACGCAATCTACTCATCGCCTTTTCCCATCTACCTGAATAACGTGCTCTTTCTTCACACAATCCTTCTTCCCACAAAGTCGCTCGCCTGGACTAACCAGCTCGCCATTCTCGTCAATCGGCCACCAATCATCGTTCAGATCACCGTCCCACAACAAACAAAAAATCTGCCCTAAAACAGGGTGCGTCCACTTGTACCGTCTAGGAATCTCGGTCTTAGTTTCGCGACAGTCACGACACCACTCAGGGTTTTCAGTATTCCGTAACTTGCGCTTGTAAACCTGCTCAGCTGTGACTTCTTGCCCACATCTAATGCAGTAGAGTATCTCGTTTTCAATATCCCATTGTGTCCGTATCATAAAAAGTATCTAACCATAGATACGGCAAAAAACCCTAATCTTGGAGAAAACTTATTAGCGTGTTTAGGCGAATAGTCTGCTCATTCAACCTGACCAGGGTCTTGCCACGCAAAATCGGATCATCCGACAAAGACACGACTAACTCACCTAACTCCCTGATATGTGCAGAAAGTACGTTAATGCTTTGCAGTAGCTCCAGTGATTCCATCGGCCTTACCCTTAATTGCTTCAAGAATAGCAGTGGGGGCTTTACCCTGTTTCGCCTCATTGTAAAGAGAACGCAAACCCTCGATGTCGTTGATGTTATCCAAGGCCGCATTCCAGTTACGAGCAACCTCGGGCGCACTCAAACGCTGAACCTTAGACATCTCCTGCTGGCTAGGACGCTTGCCCTTAGGACTGAACTCTCCACCAAGCATGGAGATAGCTCTACCTAAAGCCGACGTGGCACAGTTTTCAACAAACGAAGTCTTGTTTACAGGGGAACTACCCAAACGCTCTTCAGCAAAATCTACGGTCGCAGGATACAGATCATCGCGATGCAAATAAACCTCAGCCTTGAATACAACCTGCTCAGGAGAGATAGACACAAGCTCAAGATTGAACCTGCCCTGATCGTACTTGCTCCAAAACAAATCCACTCTCTCCTGGACTGTCTGATACTCTGACAAATTAAAGTGAGCCATCGATAACCTCCACTGCAACATCCTCGTTCAAATAAAACCATTCACCGGTAATACCGTCAAATGTGATTGCCAGCTGATCCACCAACCAAAAACGAATCCCAGACACTTGGCCTTGAACAGTCGTTGGAACAACCTGATTCTTCTTACTGATAGTAAGTTTCACGACATCATTCAACCTGATGTCAGAGCCTTTCACTTCACTCATTTACTGCTCGCTTTCTTTATTGTTAGATAAGGGGCATTCCCTGCACGCTGACTCAACGACACAACAACCTGCCCATCGATAGTGCCATTCTTTGCACCGTTCAAAGCCCCAATCACGCGCGACTTCATCTCACGCAAATGCAACTCAGCTCGGTCAAAATCAGTCTGAGCATTCAACAGCTCAACCCCCAACAAGCCAAGCTCTTCATCACGCGACTCAATATCAGGCGAAAGTTGGCGAACAGTCTCGTAAGTGCTTTCCGATCCGTCCCAATCAGGCTGAACCTGCTCCAAAACGCAATTACGAAACTTAGTGACCTGCTGCAACATGGCAGCAAACTCGAAGTCATCCCAAACAAGCTCAAACTCCTTGTAACGGCCAGCGTTTACGACAGCAAAAACTGCACGCTTCAAA